GTTATTTCCTCCAAGCACAGCGTTAATTGTACCGCTGGAAGATTATAACGATCCATGTGAATATCTTATTAACAATGAACAACCAAAGTTTGTAAAATGCTGGTGGAATCATAAAGCATATACACCTGACGGTATCTTATGTTTTTCTGATATGTGGAAAACGTTAAATACAAAAGACGATGCTATTGCAGTTCCTTATCCGTGGGAAGGTTTAAATACAATGACTTACGGTATGAGGCTTGGAGAGTTATGTACATATACTGCCGGATCAGGACAAGGTAAATCCAGTTTATTAAGAGAATTGGTTTATCATCTTATTCAATCAACAGATTATAAAGTAGGCATGATGTTTCTCGAAGAGACACCTAAACGAACAGCGTTAGCTCTGTGTGGATTACATCTTAACAAACCTATTCATCTACCTGATTTTGAGTATACAAATGAAGAACTTGATGAAGCTTTTAAAGTTTTTGGTTTAGATAGACGCCTGTTTCTTCTTGATCATTTTGGATCGTGGGGCATAGATAAAATATTATTTAACGTACGTTTTCTAGCTAAAGGAATGGACTGTAAGTTTATATTTATAGATCATATTTCCATTATTGTTTCAGCTTTGGAATCAGGTGACGAGCGACGGTCTATTGATGAAATTATGACCAAGCTTCGTATGCTGGTACAGGAATTAAATATTCATCTAGGTATTGTTACCCACCTTAAACGAGTAAGTGGTGCAGGACATGAAGAAGGAACATCTGTATCGTTAAGTCATTTACGTGGTTCAGCAGGTATAGCTCAGTTATCTGACATGGTTATTGGTATGGAAAGAAACAGTCAGCATGACATTGAGCGTATCCGAAATACCAGCACTGTTCGCGTACTAAAAAACAGGTTCTCAGGTGATACTGGGCCTTGTACATGGTTATATTATGATAGAAATAAAACAGGCAGATTGGAGGAAGTGGAACAGCCTAACGATAATGATACTAATGAAGAAAATAGTGATAATAATAATAATAGTTTTTCACCCGTTGTATCAGCTGAAGAAGATACAGAACTGGATGATGTAACTGTTTTTGATAATCCATTTATTATACGTTAAAAAAAGGAGAAGTAATAAAAATGACTTTATATAAAGCTATACAAATTATAGATATGGTTATTATTGCTCGTCTTTCTAATCCTATACAAGTAAATGAAGCACGAGAAGCTTTTAATACTTTATTAAAGTATGCTGAACGTGGCATACAAAGAAGGGGAAGAAAATGAGAACAAATATTATTCATAATGAATCCTGTTTGGATACTATGGCTCGAATGGGTAGTCAGTCTGTAGATTTAGTTATAACTTCACCGCCTTACAATATGAACTTGCGGATAAGAAATGGTAAGTATTGTTCACGACAGGTTGTTGAAAATGATTTCAGTAATAAATATTCTGAATTCTCTGATAACATGCCTATTGATGAGTTTTACGATTTTCATTGTCAGGTCTTGAGAGAACTGCTAAGAGTAAGTGAACTTGTTTTTTATAACATACAGATTGTAACAGGCAGTAAGAGAGCTTTCTTTAAAATGATAGGTACGTTCTCTGATAAATTAAAGGATATCATTGTCTGGGACAAAGGAGCAGGACAACCAGCTATGCACGAACAGGTTCTTAACCGTGGATCAGAATTTCTATTGGTTTTTGATAACGACTATCCAATCAGTCGTCAGTTTCGAAACAAGGGACGGTTCGAAAGAGGAACGTTGGAAGATATATGGCGTATTAACAGAACCAGAAAATCTTTTAACGGTAACAAAGCAACCTTTCCCTCAGAACTGGTGGAAAAAATTCTCTCTAATTTCTCTGATGAAGAAGATATTATTTACGACCCATTCATGGGAACAGGAACCACAGCTATAGGAGCTAAAAAATTACAGCGTCAGTTTCTAGGTAGTGAAATAGATCAAGAACTGATTAATGTAGCTTATGATCGAATAGATAATGAAGATCAATTATCCTTTCGTGATTATAATATTAAAACAAAAGAGTTTATGACAGACAAAAAATATTTAAAAAATAGAGAAGGATATTGGTATTTTTATAGACGACAACCTCATACCAATTTAAAAACCAAGATTTCTCTCAAGACAAAAAATCTACAAACAGCACAACAACGAAGAGATAAAATCCTAGTTAAATGGGAAGAACTAATGGTTGATGTGCACGATGCTCAAGTTATTCAGACATTACAAAAAAGAATGGAGAACGTTTATTATGAGTAAACAACATAAACAATTTGTAAACTGGATGGAACTTTATTTTAGTTCTCACAGCCGTCCTGTTCCTGCTTGGTTTAAAGATAGAAAAACACAGGAACAGATTTATCAGGAGTGGTTACAGTTACCTGATATTGCTAAAGCTCCAATCGAATCTTTAATCTTACGTTATAAGGAAAAAGCTGATGCCAGATAAAAAAGAAACTGCGGTAAAAAAACCTCGTCAAAATCAGTACGAGTATTCCCGTCGTAAAGGTGACGGTAAATGGGTAAAATGGGAACTAATCAGCGATGTTGATTTAGGTCTGATGGATTTAAGAGTAGCTAAACTTTGCGCTTATTTTCCCAGACGATGGGTCATTACAGACGTTGCTAATTCTAAGAGAGAGTTACAGCGGTGAGTATCGTAGAAGGAAAAGTATGGGGAACGACACGTCCTCTTATTCAATCCAGCGTTATAGAAGTTCATTTAATTAACGTTCACAAAAATGGTTGTTGTTCCCGACATTCCCACCAAAGCAAGATCAACGCTTTTTACGTTATTGAAGGAGAACTGATGATTCGACGGTGGAAAAATTATGACATGATAGATAAAACTATCTTGCGTAAAGGTGATATGTCTATCGTTCCTGCGGGAGAGTCACATCAATTTGTTGCACAGGAAGTAACAGAAGCTTTAGAAATTTATTGGGCAGAACTGGATTCCAAAGACATCGTTAGGGAAACGGTAGGTGGTACATTTAGTGCGCTACAACGAATTAAAGAGAAAACTGACTCGTGAGACGTATTGTTTTAGATATAGAAACGGATGGCCTTAACGCTAAAACTATATGGGTCATTGTCGCTAAAGATATAGATACAAATGAAATCTTTGTATTTAAAGATAGGCAGACAATGGCCCATGAAGTTCGAGAGTTTATGACAAAGGTAAGTCGTTGTATTATGCATAACGGTTTTGCTTTTGATGTTCCTATTATTAAACGCTTGTTAAATGTTACGATTCCTCATAATAAAATAACAGATACACTTGTATTGGCTCGTCTGGCTAATACTGTAAGAGAAGGTGGTAATTCACTGGCTAACTGGGGAACTATTTTTAATTATCCTAAAATAGATTATGATGATTGGTCGCATCTTTCTGATGAAATGATTACCTATTGTAAACGAGATGTGGACATTACTCATAAATTATATGAACATTTAAAAATAGAACTGAACGGTTTTTCAAAAACTTGTATTGATCTGGAATTTGCTGTGGCTTCGTTAATTAACATTCAATGTTATAACGGTTTCTATTTAAATAGTAAAAAAGCAATGGAGTTATCAGCTTGTTTACAACAAAATGCATCCACTATAGAAACTGAATTAGTCAGTGAGTTTGACCCAGTTGAAGTTAAATTAAAAACAAAAACAAAGTATGTACCATTCAATCCTAACAGCCGTAAACAAATAGGGGAAAGACTTGAACTACTTGGATGGATACCTGAACAGAAGACTGACAAGACTCAACGTCCTGTTATAAATGAAAAAACTTTAGAAACCTGTCCTTTACCTGTAGCTCGTAAATTTCAAAGATTGTTCTTATTAAATAAACGTTTAGCTCAAGTTAACTCGTGGCTTGAATCTGTTAATCCTGAAACGGGACGAGTACATGGAAACGTTAAAACAATAGGAACTATAACAGGAAGAATGACCCATAATAATCCAAACATGGCACAGGTTCCTGCTTCTTATTCTCCCTACGGTAAAGAATGTAGGGACTGCTGGACTGTAGAAGATCCTAAAAGGTTTGTCTTAGTAGGTGCAGATGCATCAGGATTAGAGTTGCGTTGTCTTGCTCATTATATGAACGATGAAGAATTTACTAAAGAAGTTGTGGATGGAGATATTCATACAGCTAATCAGAAGGCCGCTGGTTTACCAACAAGAGATAACGCCAAGACTTTTATTTATGCTTTTTTATATGGAGCAGGGGCGGCAAAGATAGGAGCCATTATAGAAGGCGATCAGGAAGAGGGACAGAAACTGATAGATACCTTTTTAAGTAATATGCCCAAGCTGGCGCAGTTAAGGGAGCGAGTAACTAACGAGGCTGGATCAGGACGGGTACGTGCATTGGATGGTAGGTTCCTGATGATTAGACATGTCCACGCCGCTCTTAACACGTTACTACAGGGAGCGGGAGCTATCATCTGTAAACAATGGCTGATAGAAATATGCAAGCTCGTTTTTGAACATCGGTTGACGGCACGTCCTGTAGCGAATATACATGATGAAGTTCAATTTGAAGTTCTAGCTTCTCAAGCTAATCAATTCTCTGATCTTACACGGGAAGCTATGAAGAAAACAGAAGATATACTTAAAACAAGATGTCCCTTAGATAGTGAAGCAAAGATAGGATTAACATGGTCAACTACTCATTAGAAGCTTTACCTCTTACAAAACTTGAACAAGATTTGGCTAAATTTGTAGGCAATAGACGTACTGATGTTAACGAAGCCAGAAAATTAAAACATTCTTTGAAAACTACTAAGCAAACAATAAGAGAAATAAATTTAGATGGATCAGCTGGAGAAATTGCATTTGCTAAAATGAT